TTTTGCCCGCCATTGCGCGGGCTTTTTTACGCCCTCTCACCAGACGCACCAGAACGAGCCATGAGCGCATCAGCAGACAACCCACCCGCACGGAACACCCCGAAACGATCAGAGGCACGCTGTAGCGCTGGCGCAGCGGCGCAGCCACAAAATAAACGTGTCGCAGACAAAAACGGCACTACACCGCACCCGCCTGCGGTTTTTGGATCATAAAAATTTTTCAGTTTTATTTTTCTACAAACCATACCGCCAGACCGCGCCAGTGCTGGCGGCTATGTGTAAAACCAGAACTGAAAAGATTGAAAAGAATTTCAGTGTTTTTCACTTTTATGGATCTGCGGAGGATCTAATGAAATTTGTAACTATCAGATAATTAATGATATTTAGGTTTTATGAGAAAAAAGATCAAAATTTAGGAGGCGAGAAGTTCAGGGAAAACCCGCACGGTGAGAGCTGGCGCGGGTTTGGGGGCAGGAAATCACTTAAAAAACTGAAACGTGTAGCAGTGCCTGTTTCATGCTGCATGTAATTTGTTAGGTATGACATGCAAAGTTTTTTCGCTATAGACAGTGGTGTTGCTGGGAATGTCTTTGTTCACAAATGACATAGCGCCGATTACAACGTTGTCACCGATGCGAATCTTATCTGCGATGATGTAGGAACCCGCGCCAATGCTGACATTGTTGCCAATAACAATGGATATCGGCTCTTTATGGACATTCGC